CGGGGAATGTACAGATTCAGACGCCCGATGGGGCTTTGTATCACCGGGCTCGTAAAAATTTAGGACTAAATCCTGACGTGGCGAGAATCCTCGTTTTTGTTTTGGTGCCTTTTGCCCTGGTTTTGGGAGGATCTAAACTTGTACGCAATGGAACAAAATTAAATGTAAACTAAAATTAAATGGGAAAGTACACGAATATTTTCAAGGAGAGCGCAGCTGGTTCGGCCGGGTTTCTGGCTGTGTTCAGTAGCGCATTGGTGCTCGGGATGGCTTTTGGCATTCCAGGCCTCATATTGGTGACGCGGGAAAATCAAAAGCCAAAGTCGCGCCGCAATCAGACGCTGCTCATTCTGGGCTTTATTCTGATGGCTTTGGGTGTGGCGCTGGGACTCGGGTTCAACGCGGGTGGACTCGTGGAGGGCGTAGCAAATCAGTTTTCGAATTAAACTTCAATGTAGATGCTAAATGTGGCCCAGGTGTCCTGGCGCGCGCGTGACCGCTTGAACCCCTTGCCGCGGCTCCGCGACTGCACTGCGGGCACGGACTCCTTGAGCGGCTCGTCCAGGTACGAGTACTTGTTCATGTGTCGGTCCGAGTAGTAGTCCTCATAGTAAAACACGTCATCCATCACTTCCGGATCGGCCCCTTCGTTCTTGAGGAATCTGTACGTCTTTTCAATCTCAATAAAGTCGTCGAGCAGTTCCTTGAATATGCGAGTGCGCCACTTGGCCGGAAACGATTCTGCAAACTCCTGGGCTTCGGTGAAGCGCGCATCAAGCGCCTCCCCAAAAACCTCGTCGCACTTGTTTTCCCATGCATCCTCGTTCCACTGGTCACGAAGCTTGTGGAACCCCTTGAAGTAAATAGGGGCGCGGCACATAGGGCACCCCGTTCCAGTTCCCTTGAGGTACCAGGTCTTTATACAACCGCTGCAGAAGTCGTGTCCACACGACAGCTTCTGGAAGACGCCATCCTCACCATAGCACACCGAGCACTCACGGTCGGTACAAGCCATCTTAGAAGGTGTCGTGATTTTGTTTTGAAATTGAGGAACAGCCGAAAGCCTTGACTTGGACAGGACATGTTTTTTAAAGACTCTGGTCACTTGTAAAGTAAGATATGATTTGTGCATCGTCTATTACACTCCCGCCACCGGTCAAGCCGCGGCGCGCCCCCAAGACGAATCAGAAGAGCCGAAAATACTACACGCTCCATACTACAAGGAATAACGCATTCACCCTGCGCGTCGACGAACAGGCGCGGACGTCTATAGTGGGTTTTACGGAATGGGACAACGCCATGTTTGTTGGGAAAATGCTCGAGGCTTATTTCGATGATCAAATGGAGTGGCCCCCGACATATGAAGTAGGGGGCCTCATTTTGCCGAGTCCTCAGGGACCCCTTGACGTTCTTCACCACCTGTATATTCAGCAATGGGAATTTGATGAACTTAAATTGACGTGTACACAAAACTTTTTGGATATGATTTCTATTAATGATGTTGTAAAGAAAAAGGCTCAAGGTGGTTACGTGTTTACAGGGAATGCATATAGTTTCGACGCCGACCCAGATTTTTACCGTCAGCGACTGAAGGAAATTCACGAGTTATTTTCAGATGTGAACGACTTGTTCGAGTAGATCAAGCAACCGGTACATGGGCCTTCTTACGCAGCACCGCCTTTGCGTAAACTGCACAAATACAAAAATGAATATGGGGCCACTCGAGCGCCTCGATCTGCTCGAGAGTTACTCCCATGGGGTTCTTGTTGATTTCAGCCACAAGATTACTATCCTTCGAAGGATCCCCCATCTTTTCAGCAACATCAATCATGCGTGATAACCATTTCACGTGTGATTGATTTTGAGCATCGAACGCCTTTATGAATTTCGACGTAACAGACATTTATATTAAAGAATTGATTGTTTTTAAGCCGCCGCGCCACACGCGCCGCAGAACTTCTCAGTCTTTTGCTGACGGAAAAACAGCATCCAAATTGCGATCAGAAATAAGATGATGAAAAGGGTGTTCTGATCGAGCTTCATCTTTCTTATTCTTCACCAACATTACTTTCTTCAGACTCTGCGTCCGATTCTTCGTCATCGTCCTCTGCGAACTCCTCCTCGTCCTCTTCATCAGAGTCCTCGTAAGAATCAGACTCGCCGTCTTCTGAGGGCACATAGTCCTCGTCCTGATCAACCTTGAGAAATCCACCATCCTCGTGAGCGACAAAGCCCAATTCTAATTCAGATTCCGTCTTGAGATATTCAGCCACTGAGTCGTCGTCAATTTCGTACGTGTCCGTTTCGTAACGCCAGATGTGATCATCAGATTCGGACAGGTATCTGATGGTCAGAATGACACCGTCCTTCTCGATGATCTTTGCGAGAAGGGCGACTGGCTTGCGGGCTCCCACGTCAGTCCAGACGCGGACGAGGCTCCCCTCGCGTGAAGACATTCACGCCTGCTGTATTGTGTGATGAATGTTTTTATCTGGAAATTTACGCAAGGGCATTTTACATCTTGGCGGCGGTACGGGCAAGCATTGCCAGACCGCGTGGGCCGCGCTTGGCACCAGCGTTCTTGCGCACCTTGCGCACCATCTTGGGGCGGATCGGGCTAGGGATATCAACGTTTCCGTGAGCGTACTTGACGTTCACGGTCGAGCCCTGGGGGTTCTTGTAGTACTTGGCCTTGGGGGCGTACTTGACGCCCTTGACGGTCTTGACGATGTACTTGCCCGACGCGGTCTTGTAGATCACGCGACGCTTCACGTTCATGTAGGAAGTTGGCTTGGGGGAGGACGCGGGAGCCATTTTATTTGTAATAACCGTCTAGAAATTAATTACACTCAACCCTTCCAGCGGTTGTTGCAGGTGCCGTGTTATTAAAGATTTGCATAATAAAAATCTAAGTATACCTCAGTGCTCTAGATGACGGGTAAAATATATTGCATTGAGAATCTAGAAAATGGTAAAAAATATATTGGACAGACCAAAGGTTCATTAAATAAAAGATTTAATGTGCACTTGCGCTCTGATGGATGTAGAAAAATCAGTAATGCATTGAAAAAATATGGCCGTTATTGTTTTGCGGTGGATGTTTTATGGGAAGCAGGAGTTTTTACACAAGAAGAACTCGATGCCAGAGAGGTCGAGTTTATCAAAGAACTGAACACACTTCATCCAAATGGTTACAATCTCGTGGCGGGTGGTGGAGGTTCACTTTCTCCTTCGGACGAAACACGGCATCTTATATCTAAAAAAGTTAAAGAAGCGTGGAAAAACAACGGGGAGAAATGGATAGAAGAACGTCGAAAACGCGGTGTTTCTATAGAAACGCGGGAAAAGATGGCCGAGAACGGTAGACAACGCGCCAAAGATGATCCGGAATTTATGAAGAAACTTCACGAAGCAAAGAAGAACGCGGGAATAAGAGAAGAGACGCGGAAAAAAATAAGTGAAGCTAATAAAAAAAGGACACCTGAATTTAATAAAGAAATTTCTAAAAAAAATAGGAAAAAGATATATTGCTTTGATATTAGATGTCAACTAGTGAAAGTATATGATGCTTTAACAGACTTGGACAAGGACGGTATTTCTAATGGCTCCGTAAGATATCATATTAAAAAGGGTCAGTCATATATGGGCTTCTACTTCTCGTACTCCTCAACCCTTCCACCTGTTTCCGCATTCAAGGCAGCAGAAGAATGTCGTCACTGAAGAAGCGCGTCAGTACAAAAGTTGACAGGAGCACAGTGCAAAACAAAAACGTACTTGGTTCGTCCGCGGAGCGAGTTTGAGCCTGTGTATAAGTGACTTTAGCCTTCCTACAACGTTTGCAGGTGAACATTCCCGAGTAGTCCTCCTCCTTCGCCTTGGCCGCCTCCATCGCCAGGTCCTTGCTTTTGATAGAGAAAGCCATCTTTGCCCAAGGCCCTTCAGGCCAGAGAACGTCCGGTGCGTACCGCGCCAGGTTCTTCGAGTCTAGCTCTTTGCGCTGAAGCCGCTTCACGAGTTGAGGTACGATGCTCAGACCCAGCGAGACCCTGTCGCCAACCACCTGCACCTCAGCAGAGACCACCGGACCTCTTTCAAGCTCTTTCATGAGTCCAAAAGCCTTTTGCTTGTAGCGCGCCCGGAATAGTCGGTTTTCCCATGACGGGTCGTCGCATGCTCCGCGCGTCTCTTGGACTGCCCAGTTGTACACCGAGCGTTCGCAGTTTCGCGCAGCCGCCCCAGCACCCAGTGCGCGGGTAAAGCCGGTCCGGGCGTGTTCGCGGAGGGCGTGTTCCATTGTTTGGTTTAAGAGTCATTCACGTGGCCCGTATCTGGCTTGTACAACTCATCTTTTTTTGGGATCTGACGTGGCACCCATGGAATCGCCCGAAACGCCTTTGCCGGTGCGCCACACAAGTGCGGATAACGCCGGGCCATCCATGGTGATGTCAAGTACACGGTGCAAATGTTATTGTGAGGATTGTGAAACACGCAATCGTGGCACGACGGCATTCTGTGTTAAAA